TCCGAGAGCGTATTGGTGACGTCACCGATCGACATGGTTGGGCCTTGTTCTGGAGCGCCGTTACCAAACGACTTCTCGATTGGGGCAACACGCGTCGACTTTGGACCACGAGCTGGAGCTGCTTCGACTTGGTCAAGACGCTGCGCGTGCGCAACCATGACTTCGCCAAGGTTCGCAAGAGCTTGTGCAAGCGACTTCTGGAACTCGCCCTGCTCAGCAATCTTGCTGCCAATGCTCTTCGAGATGCGGCTAACGATCTTGTCTTCGTTGCCCTCGAAACCAGCCGAAATCGCCTTAGCGAAATCCTTGAGGACGTCCGAGACTTCGTAACCGTCGCGGATGCTGTCGTAATCGGCAGCAGCTTCGGCGAAGGACTTCTTAACTTCCTTCTTCTCTTCCTTCTTGATCATCTTGCCGAAGAGCTTCTTGTCTTCTGCCTCGTCCTCGTGATCTTCGCTCTTCTCCATGTCCTTGTCGTCTTCATCAGCCGCTTTGGCGATCATGAGACCCTTCGACACGAAATCGAGTTCAGCCGACGTAAGGCCGTCACCCTTGGCAAGCTTCGAATAGATGCTCTTCGAAATCTTGGCGCGGATGATGAGATCCGTTCCGTTAGCATCAACGACATCGCGGTCGCCATTGCCTGGAACTTCTTCATTCTTCGTTCCAGCAAACATGCCTGGATCCGAATTTGATGGGGTGTGGAAAACCTGCGTTGCGCCAGTTTCGCCGCTCATTGCTGGAACTTTCAAGGACGGGGCATTTGCATGTCCCGCTGCTGCACTCTTAGCAACCTCTTGAAGGTTGGCGAGAAGCGTCACTCAAGGTACTCACCTACACGTCGAACCAGATCAA